TTACAGCTTCGTTTAGGTTAGAGGTTGCTCCTGAGTTTCCGTCTTTACTTGCTTGATCAGCAATAATAGATAATCCTGCTGCAATCTTATCAAAGTTTTGGAATACAGGTTTAATAGCTGAAGTATCTACTTGATAACCTACCTTTTGAGTTAAGTTAGCTAAGTCAATTGCAGTCTTTCTATCTGCATTAATTTTACGCATCTGTCTAGCATCTTCATTAGCCTCTTTCCAGTATTGATTAGTAATAAGGTCTCTGCTTACTTTCTGTGTAGCATACATGTTACCCATGTTAGTAGCAAACTTATCTTGGTAGATTTCCATGTACTCTCCTAAGTCAAAGTCTTCTAGGGTAGTAGAAGCTTTTTGTTCAGCTAATAATCGAGACTGTTCGTAGTAAGTAGCTTTCTGTCTAGCTTGTTCTAGTTGAGATTTAACTGTAGCTGAACCTGTAGTGTTGTAAGCTCGTTGAAGTCTATCTGCTTCTGATTTAAACATTCTAGCATTCTCTGCAGCAGTAGTAGCCTTAGCTTGCATATCCTCAACGTAACCTTGGTAAGCACCTTCTTTACCTACTTGCTCTAAACTGTAACCAGCATCCATTTGGAATTGACGCATTTTATTAGGGTCTGTAGCAATAAAGGCTTTGAACTTATTAGCTAAGTCGGTTGTATTATAACCTTCTACAGTTACCTTTTCAATGTAAGCAGGTCCCATACCAGATTGCATGTTAAAAGATTCGTCTTGATTAGGCTTCTGAGTTTTCATAAACTCCATCCAATCTTTAGAAAGATCTACATATGGAGTATACTCTTTACCGTAACCAATCTTTTGTCCTAACTTACCACTATTCATGTAGTCGTTAACATCCTTCATATAGAAGTAATCGTTGACTACACTACGTTCTCCTGGTTTCATCTTGGACAACTGTTCTTGTCTACGTGATACTTCTTTACCGTTAGAGATAGCAGTAGTTATGTATTGATCTCTTTCTAAAGGTTTACCTATGTTGAGTACTGCTTGAACGTTTGCTTTGTTAGAGAAGTCTAATCCTGCACTGTTACTAATAGACTTTACTAGGTTACCCATAGACTTATCAAAGTATTCCTTCTCTACGTCTGTAAGAATAGAACTTCTTAAAGAATTGTAAGCGTCAATATTCTGTTGCACTTTAGCAACTCCCTCATCGTACATCTCCTGCTTCTTAGAAGCAAACTTAATTAACTCGTCTGCTGGTAAAGGAGAGATGTAGTCTGGATAAACAAATTTAGTATGTTGTGCTGAAATTGGCATAGTGGTTATTTTTTATACATTCCTTTTTTAGCAGTAGTATTAGAAGCTGTCTTGCTCTCTTGATCTTTCATGTAATTATAGAACTCAAACATGGCTCTCGCATCCTCAGGTAAAGTAATCTTACCTTCTGAGGTAACATTAAATCCAGGAGCAACAAGAGGAACACCCATAGCTTTAAGATTTTCGTCTTGTACAAATTTAGCCTTTTTATTTACTAAACTAGATACTGCTGCTTGTTTTTCTGCAGACTGAGCATCTCTTGCTTGTCCTACTAGGTTATTGTATACACGATCAAATGCTTGAGCATTAAACTGATCTGCTTGCATAGACATTTGAGCATTAGCCATATCTGCTTGAGAACGTGATTGAGCATCATAGTTCTGCTTAGATTGAAAGGCTTTTTGTTTAGCATCCAACCCTGCAATGTAAGCCATATTAGGATCAGCACCACTTCTGATAGCAGCTGTACCCATATTATCAATATCCTGTAACTCGCTCTGTATATTCAAAGTCTGAGGACGAACATAAGGAGCATCTATTTCTGGAATAGCATAAGGATAGATTTCTTGTGACTGAGCAAGTCCCATAGCTTCAGGAATTGCTTGGTATAAAGGAAACTGTCCTGGGGTATACTTACCTGTCTTAGCTGGAGTTACGTCGTTTATTTTTGTTCCTTCAGGAGGAGTACCACTACTACCTTCTGGAGTTAATGGTTTTTCTGGTGGAATAGGCTTTGCATCTAAGTGTTCAAATCCAAAAGCTTTATCATCTCCTTTCTGAGCTCTAAATTGACTTTCAGGTAAATACTTTTTAAACTTAGGATAGAATACACTCTCTCTAAAGTAATCGTCATTATAAAGTTTAGTAGGATCGTTAATATCATAGCTACCTGGATCTACTCCAAGAATTTCAAATGCTTTCTTACGGGTATCAAGTTCGTTTAGTTTACCTGCTTCTTCTTTTCCAAGTCTTTCTCTTACGATCTTCTGTTCAAAGTCTTGTGGAGAAAGTCCAGCATAAAAGCCTTTAACATTAGGAGAACCTGTAATTCTTTGGTTAGATGTTTGTACTAGGTTTTTAATACCGTAAGTTTCTGCTGCTCTTGCTATGTTAGTCTTAGCATCAAAGTCTAAGTTAGAAGGAACTTCTAATCTATAAACACCTAGTGTACCATCTTCTTTCTTGAATGTAGGGTCCCACTTAGCGTAACTACGAATTTCAGGAGGAAGACTACTAATGTCTGGTTGAGGATTCTTCTTGCCTCCATCAGCCATCTCTAAAGACTGAGCTTCTCTTTGAGCAAATCCTCCGTACTTCATTTCTGCAAGTATTTTATCTTGCACACTTTGAGGAAGTGCCTTGAAGCCTGCATTGTTAATGCTAGCTCCATTCTTTGCTTCTACTTCTCCGTTAGAATTTCCATTAAGAATCTGTTGATCTCTGAAAAGATCATCAAGAATCTTTTGGTTACGTTGCATCATTAAACTAGCAGTGTCTTTATCTACTTGTTTAGCAAAAGGATTCTCTAAAGTTTTCTTATAAGAAGTAGTATCGTAGTTCTTAGCAATCTGAGCAAAGGTCTTCTTAGATCCTTCTGGCTTTAGGTTGTTAGAGTATACACGAGTTTCATCAGGAAGGTTTGTAGGGATACCTCCGTTACTATGAGAAGGGCCTTCTGCCATCTCAGTATCTAAGTTAGGAAGTTGGATAAATTCTCCACCTTCGATCTCTACATCGTTCATGCCTTCACTAGCATAACGCTTGTTTATTTTTGCACCCATTTCTGCTTTAATTGTAGGTTGATACTCTGTGCCTCCACTTGTAGTACGACCATACATAAAGTTGTAGTCGTATACTGGCTTAGAGTTTCTTTGTTGTATTGATTCGTTAAACTTGCGTTGGTTTTCTAAGTCTTGATTGTATGTAAGAGCTGCATCTACTCCATATAGTCCTAGTGTAATTGCGTCTCCAGGATCTATACCTAAATTAGGAAACTTAAATTGTTTTTGGGGATCATACTGAGAAGCAACTTCATTACTTATGTCTTGTGCTTTCTTTACACTACTAGGAGTACTTGTTTGTTCTTCTCCTGCTCTAAGAGTTTGTTCTTGGTTAAACATGTTCTCAAACATGCGATTACCAAAAGGACCTTTCTCTTCTATTGGGTCAATAGCCTTAGACTCAAAACTTTTAGCATTGATAGACAACTCTCCAGAATTTGTCTCGTACTGTTCCTCTGTCTTAGGAATACCTTTACCCATCATACTAGGAGTAATAGGCTTCATTTTACTAGTCAATTCCTCAAGAGTGGGATACTGCTGAATAGGATCTAAGCCTGCATTAGATATTTTATCTACAGGTTCTTCGATACCGTTTTTAGCGAATCTTTTAAAAAGTCTGTTTCTTAACATGTTTTAATGAATTATGTTATTAACATAAAAAGTTAATAACTGCTTGAGAATAAGCTAGTTATACAAATATACGAGATTAATAAAAAAAAGCAAGGGGTAATTGCTTACCCCTGACCTCTGCTTTTCTTAAGATAATTTTTGCTAGACTTTAACTTTGAAGCTTTAGTCTTTGCTACAACTCCCTTTCTTCTGATCTTAGGTTTAACTTTAAACTTAGAAGCTGTAGAGGTTGATTTAGTTTTAGATGCTTTAGTTGCCATATATTTAGTTTTAGTTTTAGTTTAGCACTTCCAACGCCTACGTGCTTGTCTGATTCTGCTATTAGGGTCATTCTGTGTAGATTGTTTAGATCTACGCAATTGACCTAATGAACGAGCACAGTAGGACTTTCTACGATTAGCTGCTTTGCTACCTGCTTTAACTTTGCCTGTAACAGCAGTACTTAGTTTAGAACCTGGGTTAGCTCTACGATAAGCCATAACTCCCTTCTGAGTCATACCTGCTCCTTGCTTAGTAGGACGGTAGTTAGCTCCTGGGCCTTTAGTAGTCTTAGCAATGGTTCCACCTTTAGCCATGTATGCTTTCTTTAAGCGACTTTCTTTTTTAATCTTACGTTCTTGCTTAAGCATCTCTGGAGTAGGTTTCTTTCCAGAACCTCTCTTAGCACGGATGTTATTCCATAAAGAATTTTCTACACCCAGTTTATTTAATTTCTTTTTCATATTATTACGTTTTTCCAAGTTTTACCTCTATGGATGTCTTTTACAGAATAGTAACTAAGTCCTAACATATCTGCAACTTCTTTTGGCTTATGTCCCAATTGTAGTTTTGTTTTTATCTTAACTACGTCTGACTCGGTCAATTTTGCCATACTGTGTGCTTCTCCAGATTTCCAATTCTTAGATAATAGCTTTAAGTGTTTGTCTTTGTATTCTGTATTTTGCCAGTTTTGTTTTTGTTGCGCAGACTTTGCTTCCTTGGTTTCTTTACTTCTCTTTATTCCAGTGTTACTTCCTGCAATCTTTGCTACGTTATACTCAGGCAATAAAGTATCTAAGTAATGTTGTTCTCTTGCAAGTAGATCTTGAGTTTCACATTCTTCTATTATCTCTAATTTAAAATTGTCCTCTCCGTATTTAATAACTGCACGAATTAAAACAGTACAAGAGCTTTTATTTATTCTTATATGATTAAGGTGTGTATAATATCTTTTAATAAAGTTCTGGCTACTTCCTATGTAAAAATGACCATTAACTAGGTTGGTGATTTTATAAATAACTCCACTACGACTCTTGTTAGTGATGTACTTAGTTACCTGATCTTCTGTTAAAGCCAACATATTATTTCTTTACTTTAGATTTTTTTAAGAAAGAAGCTAAATCGTACTTTACCTTTTCTCTCTTAAACTGTTTAGATAGTTGAGTAGCTAGTTGTGATCTATTCTTAGAGTCTTTAACTCTACGTAAGATACTCGCTACTCCATTAACCATCTGCTTGTCGTTAGATGCTTTTCCTCCCTTTACAAACTTCTTAGAATTCTTATATGCACCCTTAAGTCTTGAACCTGAGGGTGCATTAGAATTTGCAATTATAGAACCGTTTACTCCTGGGACAAACATTATCTCAACTTAATTGGAGCTCTTGATCCAGTATTTTTTGCAGCATTTTTTGCTACTACTTTCTTTGCCCATGCTGGCATTTGATCAGGAGTAGACTTCTTAACTACAGGCTTACCTGGAGCAGCAATAGGTGCTCTGTTTATAGGAGCAGCTGGAGCAGGTTTGGAAACCATCATGTTAGCTTTAGTTGGGCCATATGTAGCACCAGCAACTGGTCTCATAGCATTTTGTCTTTGTGCTGCATCCCATTGTGCAGGAGTGTAGTTCCAGCTTTGAGAAGAGGAAGTGCTAGTAGTCTTAGCTGCTGCTTTAGGAGCAGATGACATTGTCTTAGATTTAATATAAGATTCGTAAGCTTTTTGAGTCTTAGGACCCCAAGCACCATCAGCTGCAATATCATAACCTTTACTACGAAGCATTTCTTGGTAAGCTCTTACTTTTTCAGAACCTCCCTTAACACTTGGGTTAGCAGAAGATACAGGAGTGTTAGCTACAGGACGAACAGCATTCTCTGCTTGTGCTTTATCCCAGATAGATTCATTGTACCAATTTGCAGGACTTTCAATAGGAGTAGGAGTTGTAAGGTTTACAGAATTAGTAGTAGCAGTAAGTCCTTGAGGCTCCATACCCATTACTTCTTTTCTGCCTGCCTTAAGTTCTCTTCTAGATACTTCCATACCTTCTGCTCCTTTACGCATTCCTGAAAGTGTCTTAGCCAAGTTAGCTCTCTTTACAGTAGTAGAAGAGTAAGCGCCTTTGTTGCTTAGTACTTTATCACGGAAAGCAGGAACAGACATTCCAGCTTTATTAGCTTGTGCTGTGAAAGAACCTGGCTTCTTGATAGCAGACTGAATCCATTTACCTCCTGATTTCATTTTCTTACCTCCGCAACTCATGCAGGTAGAGTAAGAATTCTTTAGACGATTCATAATTATATTTTATTTAGTTTAAGTTAAAGTAAGTTGATACAAGGTACTAGTAATTAAACTAATTACCTCATCAATTGAGTTTTGTAGGTGAGTGTTCTCCATACCGAATACTCCACGATGCTTCATCATGTAATCTTTCATGTAGATTAAGTGAGTCTTTGCATTCATATACTCAGATGCAGGAATCTTAAAGTTAAGTCTTTTACCTATTGTTCCGAAGTAAGACTCTATGATATCATCAATTAGGTCAATAATTTCAGTGTAATAACCGTCTAGTGCTTTGTGCTCACTAAAAGAAGTTGTCTGCAAGTGTGCAATGTGAATGATGTCACGAGACTGGAACAGTTGTCCTATTACTATCTCTGGCTTCACTGTGGTGAAAAGTTCTTTTTCTTTCATGGTATTATGGATTGGTTTGTGTTATTTGGATTGTGTTAATAAACTTAAATCTAGAGTACTGATCCTGAATCAATCTTACTTTAGCAAAGTCTGATTTAATCTTAGCTTTCTGATAAGATACAGATACAGCTCTTACACTCTTAGTGTTTGGTACTTTATCTATTGGATACTGAGTCACTAGGTCACTCCATTGAGTTGACCAAAGTGGTTGGCCATTTCCTTGCGCTGCAACGTTCCAAAATCCGTTAAAGGTATACAACTGCTCTCTACGAGAGATAAGCGTTTCTATGCCTGTTGTAGTCATTCTAGGATAGGTTATCTTCTGTCTTGTGTTACCGAACTCTTCAGGAATCAATTTAATGATACCAGAAGACTGTTCTTTATTGTAGATGATAGCCTTAGTAAAGTTTGCTACGTTCTTTTTATTTGCAGTAGACAAAGAATAATACTCGTAGTCAGAATAATACTCTTGGATGTCTTGCATCAAAGTAACAGAGTTAACTGTAGATACTTGAGGGAATGAGTTTACGTTATACTCTAGAATGTAAGGATAAAGAGTTCCGTAGTAAGTCTGATAAGTAAATACAGACAAGTTATGATTCCAGATACTTGCGCCTACTCCTGAGTTCTTAATTGTTTGGAAGTGTCCTAACTGAGGAACAAAGAAGTTTGGAAGATAAGAATAGAAAGAAATAAAGTTCTTAAGTTTGGGTGAGTAAGCAACTGTCCAAGACTTACTTTCAAAAATAGTAGAGTCAGTCAAACTTACTTCAGTAGTTCCTACGTTAGATGAGTAGAAGAACTTTCTATCTTGATAGGTTACTTGTCCTGTAATATCTTTTCTTACTCTGTAATCAAGTTTAGTAATAAATACTCTTTCGTATCTTTCATCCCATCCCATAACAATACCTAAGTCTGCTTGTGGATTGTCTACGTCTACTTCAGGGAAGTCTTTAATAATTTGGAAAGGAAGATTTTGCTTAAACCAGTTAAAGTTATTTTCTGTTTTAATCTCGTTAAATCCGTCTCCTGTGATTTGATAGATGTGACCACGTTTAGCGTCTACCCAGAATGTTCCATACTCACACTTAACATAAGCTTTGTGTTGAGTTCCTATGTAACCTAGATCTGTCTTAGAAAGATCTACAGGCTTTTGTTTGAACATCTCTGCATTACCAATCTCTAACTGGTAAGGAGAAGTAGTACTAAGGGTAATACGAGAGTTGTATACTTTAGTCGTATTCTCGAATCTAGCATATACTCTTTCGTTCTCTCCTGAGTTTAAATCAATTAAGCGACCACCTTGCTTAGGGAAGTCATAAAAGTTTCCTGGACGGAAAATACGCCAAGCATCAGAAAGATAATTAGAAGAGTTTGCAGGATCTGAATAGATAACTCTATTTGAATGCAAAGTCAAGCACTCTAATGAAGGATACTTTAATCTATAAGGAAGGTTAGGACTTAAGTTCTGTGCAGAGTAAGTAGCATTGTAACTATAGAAGTTGTCAAACTTAATAGGTACGTTAACTTCATGCAACCAATCATCAGGAATACCCTCTCCTACATTAGGGTAGAAGTTTTCTTCAAGTTCATTTCTTCCGTGACGTAAGTCTATATTAATATCAGACTCTACATAGAATACAGGAATACCATAAGAAGCTGTGTAGAAGTATCCATTTCTAAGCAAAGAGTTCTCGATGTTACTATCGTCTAAGTTTACTTTTGCTACGTAGTCATTAAGTATAGAAGCAAATGCACTAGCGAAAAGAGTACTAGCTAATGCAGCCGCTACTTGAGTACCTGTAGCACCTAAAGGCACTGGAGATATAACAGGTGCATTAGCTGCTGTTAATCCTGCAGCAAACAAAGCAAGGGTACCAGCTATGTCACCTGCGGTAATAGACTCAGAAGAACTACCTGCATAGTATGTAGGATATCCTAAGTTAGGATAAAGCCAGTAGTCAAAAGGAATGTTATCTACTTTAGCAGGAAGATTAGCAAGGTTACGTGTGAAGAAAGAATGCTTACGCTTAAGTGCAAACTTGTTAATGTAAGTGTCTCCTCCAAATGCAGGATAGTACTTAGAAGTTATTGTAAGGAATCCGTTATCGTCTAGGGCAATATCAGTAGAGTAGCCAGTAGATACGTATCTAATGTTTTCTATCTGTCCGTATTGATTTGGGAAATCTCTTTTAATAGAAGCATAGTAAGCTCTAGTATTAGTTTCTACAATCTTAGAAGGATTTTCTTCTATTCCAAATTGACTAATAGTTCTTCTAGTATTGTCTACGATAGAAGTATAGTGTCTTACAAAAGTACCATCTGTTTTCAAATAAACTGAAGTTTCTCTTAGTCTATTGTGAAGAGGTGCATCATCGTTTAACTCTACTATTTTGTCGTTAGCATACAAACCAATATCTAATACCCTACGCTTATCTCCTGAGTTAGGAATAGATTCGTAACGAGTATATTCTCCTACAGAGTTGTATTGCCAAGCGAGTTCTTTAAATGGTAGAACTTTCTCAATCAAATCCTTCATTAAAGAAGTATTTGTAATTAAGTCTGTTATTCTGTTAGTGTAGTTAGAGGTAGTTCCTGTAACTACTCCTAGCTCTTGCTCTCCCTCAATTACATAAGAAAGAACAGCTGATACCAAAGAAGCAACGATATTAGTACCCTTACCTATGATTTTATATTTAGGGTGATCTAGTACAGGTACAAAGTGACCTTTTACAGTTCCGTGTTCTAGTGTCTCAAGTTTAATTTCTGTACCAATCTTCGGATACTGAAAGTGTGTATCAGGAGAGTGGAATGTAAATCTTTGAGAACCAAAAAGCATAGTATTGGAGAATCCGTTATGGATACCCATATCAGAATCAGACTCTCCCCTATCTCCCTTATCGTACCAACTAGAACCTATTTTAATAAATGAGTCCTGAGCTAAGTCATTGTAAGGGTAGTTAGGGTAGTAGAATTTTTTACCTGAATCAATATCTTGGAAAGTTCCTACGTCATAGACAAGTCCCTTAGCTACTACTGATTTATTGTTTACACGATTACCTCTTACTAACTCGTAGCCACAGATAAGATCTTTAGCAGGAATCAATCCATCTACGTAAGTGTTAAGAGGATCTACTACATAAGAGTTATTAAGGATAGTTTGGAAATCGCTTTCCATAATTCTCACACCAATAGGATAAACAAAGTCTTCATCGTTTGCGTGGATGTGAGAGATAGCACTATCAGGGAATTTGTGGTGACGAATAGGTTGACCTGCTAAGTCTCCCCATACTTCCTCGTAACAAGGATAAGTTTCTGTAGACTGCCAGTAAGAGAAGTTTCCGCTTTCATGTCCAACTATCTTACAAGAGTATTGTTCTTCCTGAGAGTTAGGAGTTCCACTAGGAGCACTTCCAACCTTACTTCCTGTGTTGTATACTTTCCATCTAGGGAAGTCTTCAACTACTTTACAATCGTTTGTTGTAACAAAAGCATCTGGATTAGTTCCTGCTGTGATAATAGTATTATCTGTAGGAATATCAAGTCTACCTGGAATATGGAATACGTCTGTGTATTTACCGTTCTTTAGTTTAAACTTAATACCGAAAGGATAAACCTCATCTCTTTGATAAGTTCTAAAGAAGTAAGCGATTTCTGGATTAGAGTAATCAAAGTTACTATCTACAGGCATCTTAACAGTTTCCCAACGAAGTTTAATCTCGTTAGCAATTAACTGAAAGTTATACTTAGGAGTTTCTACTAGATCAGCCAACATCAAGATGTCAACTTGCTTCTCGATAATACCTGCTGTCTCGTAGTGAGGACTACGAATAAGAGGAACAATAGAAGAGAAAGTAGAAGAGTAGTCTCCTGAGTAAACTAAAGAATCTGTTTGACTAGATAAGTTTACTCTGTACGTACCTACCAGATGGTATGTAGTTACTTCATTTATGTTTTCAGCTACTACTAAATTAAAGTAATCAAATACGGTAGTTTTATGTCTAATCTCTACTCTGATTGACTTTGATGTTTCGTACTCTGTTTGTTCTGTAATAACTCTCTCAAAGATTGGGATAGGATTACAAAAATCTATATAGTCAGTAATCTCTTTTCCGTTCTCGTCTGCGTACGCAATAGAGAAAGAATACACACCTCCCTTAAGTCTTCCACCTGAATCTACAGCTGTAGGATAGATATCTCCTTGACAATAGTCAGGAAACAGTTTTAGACGCTCACAGGAGTTACAAAGATTAGTTATGGACTCTCCACATTGATCTTTACCGTAGGGTTCTTCTAATGAGAAATAACGAGGTTGAATGTTAGTACCTACAAAGTATACTTTAGTTTCACAGTTATCTATTCTGTATTCAGAGTATACTGGATATTCAGGACTAAGTCCTAAGCAACATTTTGTTTTGTCTGTAATACACTCATTCCCACCTTCAAATATTTCACTAATCAAAACTACATTAGCAGGTAAAGTGTATTGACCTTTCTTAGCTAGGAAGTATCCGTTGCCAAAGAATGTCTGAGATTGAGGTTGACCACTACAATCAATCCAATCTACTGTGTAAGCACTGCTAGATTCTAAGTCGTCTATCTTCTCAACTGAGTAGAAGTAACAACCTGTAGAATTACAGTCACAACAATCATCTACAATCAGAGGAGTAAATGTGCAGCAGGTGTCTGCACTAACTCCTATTTCAGATCCTACTGTACTTACTACCTCAGTTCCTGAGATACAACCACAGTCTGTTTCTGTTTCTGTTAAAGTAGTACAGTCTTTGCCTAAGTTAGTAATTTCTCCAATAAGCGACCTACCATCAGGGTGAGCCAAGAAAACAACTAGCTTAGATTGTTCTGTAATGTTTAGTGTTCCAACAATTTTAAATCCTGGATATTGATCAGTAAAATCAAAACAGATCTGATTAGAGGGCTCGTTAGTATAGGTAGTTGAGTTACCATCGTGAGACTGAACATTTGCGTTTAAAGCAAACGTAATCATGTTCTCCTTTATCTGGTAGTTAACTGAGTCTAGATTAAGCCCAGCAATGTTCTGATTGATTTTGTTCTCCATTTAAATTATTGGATGTGGAATCTAATAAAACGGTTACGCATCTTAGCTACGTTATCCGCCATTTGTTGTTTGGTGTAAGTAAGCAAGTAGCCGTTTGCTGCTTGTAACTTATTAAATTGATCCTGTCTGTAGTATTGGAACTTAGCCTCAACCTGACGTTGACTCTCGTCTACTACAGAATGCCAGAGTTGTTCAAAAAACTTAAACTTAAGATAAGCTTTAATATACTCTTCAACCTCAAGAACTTCAGGCACCATAGGTAAGTTATCATCGTCCATTGGACGTGAGAAATATCTAACGTATATGCAACCAGTTTCAAACGTAGCCGTAACAGATTTATTTGGATGAATTTGAATAACATCATTTGAGGACGTATTTAGATTAGGGCAGTCCTCAACACATAGTGCCTTAGATCCATAGTACACCTTAATCCAAGTAGGTTGCTTCATTGTAATCTTGAAGCCAGGAGTAGAGACAGATACTGTCTCGTACATTTCTTCTTTAAGTCCACAGTCTGTACAACCTTCTGTACACTGGATAGACTTATACCAAGAACCCCTTACAGAGTTAACTCCCTGAGACCAGAAGATCTCTGAGTCATAGTAGATGGCATAATCCATCAAAGCAAAGTCACAAGGAAGTTCTGATTTGTAGTCATGAAACGACAACACCAACTCTTCAGGTTTAAGAACCATTACTCTAAGCTTGCGAAGTGCTTGGTCTACATAAGTAGGAATCATTACTTCACTTATTGCACCTGCTTCAAAGTATGATTTTAATTCCTGCTTTACTTCAGCAATTAATGGTTCAGATGAAATAAAGTTAGTATTAGCGTAATTCATTTTTTTAGTATTTAAGACTGTCTGTCTATTTTATTTTCTCTTATTGACTTAGCTAGTGAAGCTTTGTGGTTATTTGACATTCTCAAGTCATAGAACCCAAACTGCACTACTCTCTTATAATATGGATACAAGTGAAATTTATAGACGGCACCATTGGTGTGTGTATTTCTATAAGGCACTTTGACACCAGTCTCATTGTAGAGTTTCCAATTGATAATTGTATGTTTACCTTTGGGAAGGGCATTTTCTGTTTTTACAATTTTAATTGAACCTAGGTTAGGGAATCTAATAGCATATCTTCCCCTTAACAACCTCTCCATGAGTTTTAGATGTATCCTTTTAGGGATATTACAAAACTCTTTGTAGGTGATGTCTTTACGTTTAGTTTCTTTTAAGAACAACTTGTAGGCATTAGCAGAGAGATAATTCGTATCTGACGTAGTATCTCTTTCCTTCTGTCTAACTTTAGTGGGTTTGTTTGGTTTTATAAAGTCTTTCGACATGGTTAGTTTGGTTCATCTCTGTTGTTATCTTCTAGATCTTGAGGAATTCTTTGGTAGTTCATCAAGGATTGAGTACACATTTCAATCAATGTATCTGTTAGATAACCTGGAAACTTAAATTGCTTATCATACATACTCATGCATTCTGTACCATCTAGGTCTTCAATAGACTCAGTAAAGTAAGCGTACATGTTTACACATTCTACATCGGGATCTAGAACATACAAATAACCATTACGAATGGTGTAGTATTTCTTAGGAGTTTTAAACCTTAAGCGAGTATGATTAATAAAATCCCTGATACTTGTAGG